TTAGTATCACCTCGTGGTGTTAAATTGTTTATGGATAAAATATCCAAAATAAAACCTCGTGACTACCAATACAAAGCAGTCTACGAGGCAATAAAAGATAATCGTAAGTTGTTACTATCTCCTACGGGATCTGGTAAATCTCTTATGATCTACTCCATAGTCAGATACTACACCGCTACCTCCAAGAAGATACTTATAATCGTCCCAACTACTTCCCTTGTTGAGCAGATGGTCAACGACTTCATTGACTATGGTTGGGATGCCGATAGTTTTGTTCATAAGATTTACGGTGGTAAGGATAAGAATACAGATAAGAATATTATTATATCAACTTGGCAATCTATTTACAAGTTTCCCAAGAGATATTTTGATGACATAGATTGTGTGATCGGTGACGAAGCACATCTATTCAAGAGTAAATCATTGACTGGCATCATGACTAAGTTGCATAATGCTAAGTATAGATTTGGTTTTACTGGTACACTAGATGGGAGTAAGACTCACAAGTGGGTACTAGAAGGACTGTTTGGTTCTTGTGATAGAGTAACAAAGACTGATGATTTAATCAAGTCAGGATACCTGTCAAGTTTTAGAATCAAAATATTGCTCTGTCAACACGCTCCTCAACATTTTGAAACATATCATGATGAGATAGACTATTTGGTTGAGCATCGTGGTCGTAATAACTTAATTAAAAATTTAGTTAAAGACCTAGAAGGTAACACCCTAGTACTATTTAACTACGTTGAAAAGCATGGAGAACCTTTATACGATCTAATAAATAGTAATGTCAAAGAAGACCGTAAAGTTTTCTTTGTTCATGGTGGCACTGAAGTGGGAGACCGTGAAGAGGTTAGATTAATTACGGAGCAAGAAAATGATGCAATCATTGTGGCCAGTTATGGGACTTTCTCTACTGGTATTAACATCAAGCGTCTTCATAATATCGTCTTTGCCAGTCCCTCCAAGTCTAGAATCAGAAACCTCCAATCAATCGGGAGGGTACTTCGGGTCGGCAATGGAAAAACTATAGCAACACTCTATGATATTGCTGACGATATCGGAGGTCAGAATTATACAATTAAACATTTAAACGAAAGAGTAAAAATATATAACGAAGAAAATTTTAAATATGAAGTTATTAAAGTAAATTTACGAGCAACCTAACATGGAGGATAAAAATAAAGAAAACGTGGAAGAAGATTTTATTGCTACTATTAAATTAATTACAGGTGAGGAAATATTATCTACTGTTTCTTTTATGCCAGATGATGACAGTTTGGTGTTAGAACATCCTATGGTTGTTAGTAAAATTAATAATCAAGAAGTAGAAAAAAATGTTCGTGTTAGTGGGTTTGCTTTACAAGAATGGATTACATCTACTTTTGATCAAATGTTTATTCTTCCTAGAAAAAACATTCTTACTATGACTGAAATTGAAGATCTACAAATTCAAAATTTTTATAAAGACTGTGTTAAAAAACATACACTACAACTAGATGCATTTAAAGAAACTTACGAACCAAAAAAATTTGATCGTAAGATGGGTCGTCTAGGTTCTATTATGGAAACGAGAAAGTCCTTAGAAGATCTATTTAAAAAGAGCTAGTATCATTCCTGAAACTGCTACACAGTTAGTGTACTGCTTTTCTTGTTACTTGTCAAGCCCCCTTGACATCATCACTACTATCAACTATAATAAAGGTAACAGAAATGCCAAGAATGAAAAAGAAGACAGAATATTATGTCAATAACAAAGAGTTTCTAATAGCCATTAGTGGATATCGTAATTCTGTTATCAAGGCACGTGACGATGGGGCAGATAGACCACGTGTTCCCAATTATATTGGTGAATGTTTTTTAAAGATTGCTACACATTTATCATATAAACCTAACTTTGTCAACTACATGTTCCGTGAGGATATGATTTGTGATGGCATTGAGAACTGTTTACAGTACATAGATAATTTTAATCCAGAAAAATCTTCTAATCCATTTGCATACTTTACTCAGATTATATACTATGCATTCTTAAGACGCATACAGAAGGAGAAAAAACAGATGGAAATAAAAAATAAAATTCTTGAGAAGTCAGGTTATGATGAGGTAATGCATACCGATTCATATACTGGTGACATGCAAGGAATGAATGCTTCGTCTTCTGACATGGGTAGCATCAAAGAAAACATTGAAATTAAAATGAACCGCTAATGGAAGATGATCATTTGCCCGAACATCTAAATGATCTATGGGAAGACATGGATCGTTTAAATGCTCTATACGAAGAACTCATGTGGGATCATGAGGTTGAATTAGAATTCAAAGCAGACTACAAAAACAATCGCATTATAATCAAACCGTATGACAATTCTTGAAGTGCAACTAGCAATTGTTAAGAAATTTAGAAATTTGTATCCAAACACTAGGGCAGTGTACTATATTGATACCAGACGCTGTGACATTATTTTATGAATATCTTTGTGACTGACCCTGACCCTGTTGTATCAGCACAGTGCTTGCCTGACAAGCATGTTGTCAAGATGCCCTTAGAAACATGTCAGATGCTCTCTATTGTTGCTTCTCATCAGTGGGGTCACGGTTACGGTGACCTACCCAAAAAAGATAGTGGTTTCTATGCTACTGAGAAGGGTGCGTTTCGTAATCACCCATGTACTATATGGGCTCAAGAAAATTTCCGTTGGTTAATTAAGCATGGTCTTGCTCTATGTGCCGAGTATACACATCGTTATAACAAGGTTCACAGTTGTCAGTTTACTCTGGAGTATGCAGACATTATATTCCCTGCTATAGAATGTCCCACTCCTTTTACTAGAGCTATGCCTGATGAGTACAAACATGACACAAGCATTGACACTTTTACTGCTTACAAAACTTACATTAGGAGCAAACCTTGGGTTGCAACTAATTATTTACGTGACCCATCCAGACAACCTGATTGGGTATGATTGAAAAAAGTGACAAGATTGTAAGGATGGTACTGTTGAGTCCACACGAGGCAGATCATCTATACAAGAAAGAAAACGGTACATTCTATTGGTGTCATCACAGAAAAAGTGGTGACACTTTTTCTATACCTGAGATACAGATGGAAATGTTCCCACCTCCACCACCTAAGAAGGTAGTGGTAGGAACAGATGCACCACATCATAATATTCTAGAAAGATATTATGGTAAAGACTGGAAACCTACACCACAAGAAGGACTAGAGGATCATTACTAATGAGATTAACACAAGAAGTAATTGACAAAATTCAAATCGCAATGACTCACACCAAAATGAATGGTGATCTAAATTGGATAGATGGGGATGACATAGATGTATGTCTCGCTGGTACATTCGCTGGTGACAAATTTATTACTATTATTAATAGGACACGCAGTAATACAACAAAGCAATGAAGACAATAACACCTATTATTCCCAAAAAATTTGGATGGCTTCAATCAAAATTGGATAAAGAAGAGATGGATTTTCTTTGGCAATGTATAGATGAGAAAGGAAAAGATCTTAAACACACTCTTGTTGGTCAAATTAGTGCCTCTTATGAAATTCAAGACAAGGATAATTGGTTTTTTACAAATGTCTTATCTAAATTAGGAATGGAATATGAGAATAAAATCTCAAATCTTGGAAAAAGGTTACCTATAATTGGTAACCAGTTGCCTTTTTCTCTATCAAGTATGTGGGTTAACTATCAAAAACAATCTGAATTTAATCCTACACATAATCATCTTGGTGTTTATAGTTTTGTTATTTGGATGAAAATTCCTACAAAATATAAGGATCAAAGTGAACTTCCCATTGCAAAAAATACTAATGGTACATCTGTAATTTCAAATTTTTCTTTTAATTATCAAAATATACTTGGTGGTATGGAACAAACTGTGTATGAAATGTGTCCAGAATATGAAGGAACAATTTTATTTTTTCCCTCAGAATTAAATCATACTGTATATCCCTTTTACAATAGCGAAGAAGAAAGGATAAGTATATCTGGTAACATTGGTGTTGACCTTAGAGATCCACTTGATAGTATGCCTACCTATACCTATTAAATATGAAATCAACACAAAAAAATATTGATTCAGGTCTAGTTACAGAGAATCTTTTAATCATTTCTGGTATTTGTCCTCTTAATATCAACGAACAAATGATTAAGGACGCAAAGAAACAATCTTACCCCAACACAAATAAAACCAATGTCAAGGCAAAGATGACTGGTTGGCATGTTAGCACTCCAACAACAAATAAACTCGTAGATTGGATTAAAAAGGTTATCATGGAAGAAACTGATACTCCTACCACTAAATATGAATTAGTTGATTCTTGGTTTGCTCACTATAATAAAGGTGACTATACTGATAATCATGCTCATTATCCTCAATTGTGGTCATTTGTTTACTTCGTAAAATCACCACCTGATTCAGCACCATTGGTACTTACAACATCTCAAACTGCCATACCAGCAGAACAAAATAGAGTTGTTATATTTCCCTCATGGGTTTATCATTTTGTTCCAGATAACAACGCAAATAATAGAATTATATTTTCTGGTAATATTGGAGTTGACCTTAGATAATGAAGATAGCAATAATCACAGACCAACACCTAGATGGTCGTAAAGGATCTCTAGCATTCTGGAACTACTGGCACAAATTTTATAATGAAATATTTTTCCCTACTCTTGAGCGAGAAGGTATCACTACAGTCTTTGATTTGGGTGACACTTTTGATAACAGAAAGTCTATGGACTTTAATACTCTTAATCGCATTAAAACAGATTATTTTGACAGACTTAGAAAGTATGATGTACACATGATCCTTGGGAATCATACTACGTACTATAAGAATACTAGTAGGATTAATGCACCAGAGCTTCTTCTAGATGAGTATGATAACATCACCATATATAAAGATGTAGCAGAAATAAGTAAAGGTAATACGAAGTTCTTGATGCTTCCTTGGATTAATGCTGATAATAAAGAGCAGTCCATGAAAGCAGTAGAAGAATCAGATGCTAGTATAGTATGTGGTCACTTAGAAATGAATGGTTTTGAGGTGACACCAGGCATGACATTTGATCATGGTGGTTTAGAGGTATCTGTATTTAAAAATTATGATCGTGTTTGGTCTGGACATTTTCATCATAGATCAAAGAAAGGTAATATACAATACCTTGGCAATCCTTACCAAATGTTCTGGAACGATTATAAGGACAGAAGAGGGTTCCATATCTATGATACTGAAACAGATACACTTACGTTTATTGAAAATCCTTTTGAGATATTCCAAAAGGTATACTACAATGACGTGGACAACGATTACTCCAACTTCAATTCAGATAACTTTAAGGATAGTTTTGTTAAAGTTATTGTTGAGGAGAAGCATGATTATACTCAATTTGAAAATTTGGTGGATCAACTCTATAGAACAGGAGTCCACGATGTTAAGATTGTTGAAACATTGGTTGACACCGAAGCGGTGGATGATGTAGACTTAAGTGTCAAGGATACACTGACTCTCTTGTCGGAGTATATTGATGAGATAGAACTGTCGGTAGATAAAACCGACCTTAAAAAACTCATGCAGTCACTATACATAGAATCATGCGAGGTAGTATAGTGTATGTTTGTCATCACTCTCAAAGATCATCCATCAGGAATATTTTCTGTTTTTGATGAACAGGATGAACGCATCGTTCCTTTATTTGAGGATGTAGATGATGCAGTTCGGTATGTGATGCAACTAGGAGAAGATGAAGGCAATCCAGACCTTCAAGTTATAAATGTAAAACCAGATGAAATCATACAAGCTTGTAGAATACAAGGTCAAAAGTATTCTATTATAACTGTTGATGATTTTATTATTCCACCTGTTGATGCGATAAAAAACTCTAAATGATATTATTTGAAAAACAATTTGGCAAGGGTGTAGATCCTTGGTATGCAAAGGCAGAGAGATGGGCAAAGAAACAAAAATTTCCCATCTCTTTTCTTGCGTTAGGATTTATTGCTTATCTTAAAAAAGTATGGATAAACACTAAAATTAAAAATGAAATGACAAGTGTAGATGCTCAGATAAAACAACTACATGAAGATTGGGATGAAGAAGAAAAGAAACAGTTTTCTCCTGAGATAATTGAAACTCCTTCAGAGGTAGATGGATTGAATGATATGTCAATTGGTAACTTTAAATGA